GATTTTTAAATAACCATTATGGTATGATAAAAACAGTTAGGGAGCCGACGTTAACACGGTGCGAGTGACAGCGGTGCAAATTCAACCCCCTTTGGATATGCAGCCGCCCAGATTGTAACCAAGACCACCGGAGCCGACAGACCGGAACCGATCAGAAGTCACTAGCTGATCACTTTTGTAAATTTATGTTTTTGCTTGATCTGTGGAGGAGATCAAAAAACATGGGTTTATTAAGTGATGCTCAGTGTTTTTTTATTGCAGATTTTTAAGGAGGTGCAGAGCGGTGCAGGACGTCAGAGAGATTCCAAACATTGACGAGATTAAAAAAAATATCCGGAAATACTTTGACGATTATTGTGCAGCTTATG